GGCGCTTGCACGCGTCGATCAATTATCTCATACCCGTCGGGAATTAGATCAAGTCTACCTATTGGTATTGATACGATATTGCGTATCAGGGGTCGAACTGTTTTGAGAACAATCGGAGGATCGCTGGGCATTCTCGGAGGCAGCGTATAAGTCAGCTCTTTCTCTAGCCGTTCTAAAAATTTGGCGTCCCCCTGTATTTGTATTCTGTTCTTTAGAACGGCTTTCACGCCACCTCCTAATATAAAAATAAGTAAGATTACTCATTAATATGCTACCTGTCTCAAAAATTCAATATCGAGATTACGCCATTTCTTTTGCAGATTATCGTGATTATTATCCCAGGGGCTAGACCACCCTGTTTTCTTTGCTCGATACCTGACATGATCGGGGAGAAACTCCTTCATAGTTTCTCGCATAAAATACTTAGTAGTACAACGATCTGCATATTCAGGAAGCTGCTTAAACTTATCCTTACTATTAATACTAATTACATATTTAGCGTAATTTTGAGTAAGAAAAGGAATTCTAGATTCCATTCCAAACATTCCAATAGTTTGGTCTGTTGCTAGAATATTTTGCTCAGAAGTTGTCATCAAGTCTACAAAAAATGAGTTATTTTGTAAATCAGTACCAAAAACTCCTTTGGGGAACGATGGATCTTTTAGAGAAGTTTTCATTAACCTTTTGCACTGCTCATCATCGTCTCTTCTATCGTGATGAGTGTACCCAGTAAAAAGTTCATCTCCACTGTCTCCAGTAAGAATTACTTTACAGCCACTTCTTGATGCTGCTTTTGCGAGTAGGTATCGAGGAGCTTGACGGTTACAATCTGCCCACGGGTAGTGTGTATTTGCTAGCCACATTTTACCGTATGAGTATCTATCGTCTCGATCCAATACTACTTTATTGATGGGAAGACCTAGCCAATCGGCAGTGATTATTGCCATCTGTTTTTCACCATCAAATCCTTCATGTGCCCAATAAGTGGCTTTTTGAGAAAGATTATACCCACAAGTCCAAAGTTCTACATCAACTTTTTCTTTCGCAAGTATAGAGGCGACAACAGTACTGTCTAATCCTCCAGAAAGAAACATTCCTAGTTTTTGCTTAGTTTTTGCTACTTTAAGAACGCTTTCTTTTGTTCGTTCAATAAACTCCTCTGGATCAAACTCCGTAGATCTAATTTTGTAACTGTCCCATAAATTTCTACGGTAGACTCCTTTCTTCTCGAAGTCGATCTCAAGAATTTCTCCGGGACCTAGTTTATTGATTCCTTTATAGATTGATTCAGACCCAAAACATTGTCCAAAAACTTGGTAAGTATTTAGTTTTTTAGTGTCAATCTCTTTATGAACAAAACTTTTAAGACTTGTTGCAATTGTAAATGCTCCATTTTGCTGCCCCCACCAGAGAGGCTTTGCACCAAAATGATCACGAACTGCAAAAACTTTTCTTTCTTTTGGCTTGTATAGAACAAAAGCACCTTGCCAGTCAGTATTTTGTACAAAAGTAAACCCGTACTTATCTAACCCTTTTGCTAGCCATTCTGTATCATTTGCAATTGGAGAATCAAACATTTCTCCATTAAATGCTAGAATATTTCCAGCGGGAGTCACATATGGCTGAAACTGTTTTTCTCCATTAATATCAAGTAGAGCATGAGCAATAGCTACATGATCATCTTTCCAAATACGAAACCCGTCGGGGCCTCGGTGAATTTGTTTTTGCAAAGCAATTTTTGCAATTCCAGGGTTTGTTGTAAATACGAATCCACACATTAAAACTTTAATTCCCTACTAGCTTGATGTTGTACAATTGCCGGAGCGTGAACATCCATAAAGTCTATTGCAGCATAGTAATCTGGAAGTCTACTCCAAGACTCAGAGTTATGGTTTAAAATCTCTGCTAGAGTGATTTGATCCCATTCTTCTGGAGAAGCTTTTTGTGATGTTACCCATTCTTCTGCAATTCGTATTGCATCATCTGTTTTAGGCCAGTACATAGTATTTGCTACTAGCTCCCACTTCGTTCTATCACTAAACTTTACTACAGGACAAAGAATTTGCTTTTTTGTTCTGAAGTATTCCCACTCAATTGGAGTCATAAATTCAGCATCAGCATCCACATATAGAATACCTTCTTCAGATTCTAGTAAACATTTTAATACAAACTCTGCTTTAATAGCACAGTTTTTAACCCAGCTTCCTCGACTTGGAATAGCTTCTACATAATGGTTTACATTCCATTTATCCATGGAGGTAAGCAATCTTTGTACTACCTCCGAATATTCTGGAGTATAAAATGCTACTGCCTTCATGCGTATCCTCCAATTTCCATATCTTCTGCAAAAAAGTCTTTAACTCTATTCATTAGCGTAGGTGTCCATTTGATTTCTTTTTTAAAGGCTTCAGGAGATACCATTTGCTTTCTTTCTTCGAGTCCGTATTCTTTCCAGATAGTCTTATCTTCTAGTCTAAAAATCTTGATATTTTCTCTAGGTGCTTTTCGTGGTAGAAAGTATTTTTGACTGTACATAAGAGGCTTCAGATTTAGAGCAGTAGGAAAATTAACCAGCCACCAATTATATTTTTGCCACTGATCAAAGAAAATCTCAATTTTATGTTTTTCATTTGCTTCTAGAGACATTTCTACCCATTCTTCAAAAGGCGTATGCTTAATCATTTTTCTATAACGAAGAAACTTATAAGTACTTTCCCATCGAGTAATCGGATGCCTCATTTGTGTTATAAACTGCCAATCTGGGTAATAAGGTTTAAGCATCGTATAACTAGCGTGCTTATTATAGATTAAAAGATCTTGCTGAAAATACTCGTATTGAAAAACGGGAGGACGATCGTGCTCCCAATTCCATACTTTTTGACCTGATAAACTTTTATATTTTATATCAAATGCGTCATCAATTGCACTTCCGCCACATTTCGGAATGTGGATAAAAACTAGTTTCAGTTGTCCAACTAGCATTAGTAGCCCCTAGACTTTTCTCCAAGAGTCTCTCTTTTTTGTTGTTGTTGTTTCGTACAGTAACCATGGCAGTCCTCTATCATATAGAATTCCTGCCCATTTTTGTTCTGGCTGGAGAGGCCGGGTTAGCGTGAATGGAAAGGGTATGTTCTTGACCCACAATACTGTCGCGACTTCCTTCTTTTCTTGCTTTCTTATTCTATGGTATTTTAACTGTACATTCCTTCTTTTTTCATAAATAAACGGTCTGCCCAAATAATCAATATAAAACTTTCCTATACGTTTAAATACTGATACTTGGTCAGACAGCATTAAACGAAGGCTATACAGACTCTTCATCGGAGTCTGCAACCTTCGTATTCCTAGCGTAGCGCCTGGCATATTTCTATCGTCAAGCACTTCATCTTCTATCCAGAGTATGCCGTCTATTAATTCAACATTATCTGTGTGTATGGCGAAAATGGGGAATTGGACCTTGCTCAAGTCGTTCACTACGTTCATGGGCAAAAATATGATCTGCCTTTTCTTTGGGCTCTAGCTCTATAACGTAGAGATACCCAGGAAAGCCATATTCATCTACATTTTCACCAATTTTCTTCATATACGGCAGATTATCGAAGATAGGAGCAACTTCTTTATATACTGTAAACATACCGTTTGCAGCACCATAAATTTCAGTATACCACTCCGGGCTATGTAGACAAATTTCCGCAGTTGAAGGCGGAAAAAGAGAAATTCGTGGATCTAATACTACTGCTCGATCACAAATAGGATAGAAATATTCTTGACCATCATCGCCGATAGTAATCTGATCTGGCCATCGAGTTCTATTTACTGCAACAAGCATACCATTGTGCCAAATCATATTAAACCAAGCGTCGTCATCATATTGGTCTACAACTTGCACAAATCTTTTATTATGTACAATTAACCCTTCTACTCGAAGGTACATAATCTGTTTGTATTGTTCTAGAGTAAGTTCGTTAAATGGAACACAAATTTTTGTAAAATTTTCAGTAACTTGCTTAAACATAATCATACCCTAGCTCAATATAGCTGTGACACCCGCTGGGAGCTGGTCTGTGCTTTCTGATTCCTCCAGGGTAAAGAATAGCAGAACCAAAAGGTGCTTGAATAGAATTAGCTTCTTCCGCTTCTTTCCACCAAAATTGCCACATCTGTCTATCTAGCGGAATATAACAAACAACAGGCATTTCAAAACCGCTGCTGCTCCAGGGAATACTAGTACCTTTTTCATTCCATACAAACTTTCCATTTACATAGTATAGAGGAAGCCTAGACTGTGCGATAATACTATCAGAAACTTCAGTCTGAAATGTTTCAATAATATTAGTGTCTTCCGGGTACGCAAACAGGTGCCTACGAAGAAAGTTAAGAAGGTCTCTAGGATAGATATTCTCGATAAAAAAGGGTCTTTGTAAACTCATCTTTTTCTCATACTCTTTGAGTATTCTCCCCAGGTTCTACTATAATACTCTTTTCCTTCTTGGTAGCGAAATACGGCATCCGCAGCTAGCCTCTTTGCATTTGTAAGTTCCATGCACTTAAAACATTTTCCACACGGAGCGTAGCCTTTCATTTCGCCATCAACTTTAATCTTGCCTTGTGGATTTGGGCAGGTCCAAATTAAGTCTACAGCTTCTGGAGCATATCGCATAATAAGAGCAATTAACTCAGCTTTTGTAAGAAACTCCATTGGATTTCTAATTTCGGGGGTTCTTTGAAGCGCTTCTAAAGTAACTCCACTACTATCTAGGCAATCACTCATGTAATTTGCCATAATTTTTCGATATTCTCTCATTTGTAGTCTCCAGCGCATATCATCTTCTGCACTGCCAGCTACAATAAACCACTTCCAAGGATACTGCGAAAAAGTAAGCACATTTGTCATAAAAGAGGACATTGCAGTAATGATAGGAGCTACAACACCTCCTGCACCCACTGGGATTGAGCTAGAATCCCAGCCAAACGGTACTCCAAAAAATTCTGCTTGAGCTTGAGAATGCCATCGCATAGCTTCTCCAAACTCACCCGCTTGTGGCATGTACCAATGACCTGCAAAAACTACCATTTCAGGATCATTCATACAATAAATAAGGTTTGCTAGACTCTCAGTACCGCCGCTCATCGGAAGATAAGTGTTGGTCTTAGGGTCTAAATTGTTCATTAGCTTTGATGCTTCGATTAAACTTTCCATCTATTGCCCGTTATACTTTTTGTAAGATTAATACTATCTCTTAGTTCTTCATACATAACATTAGCAGCAGTTTCTCTTGCTTTATCTACTTCTTCTTTAGAATTAATCAAGTGAGATACTAATATTTCAGGAATTAAGTATGGTTGTGGAGCAATAAGATTTACTAGAATCATTGCTGCTTCGTATGCAGGAATCATTCCTCCTTGGGGCACTAATCTAGTATCTACATACCCAAAACTTACATTATGTAGTCTACACTTACTATTTACAGGGTACTCTTGAGAAGCTTCTAGCACATATTTAGAAAGCTCTCTTTTTTCTTTTTCATATTGTGAGGCTTCAAAAGTGTTTATATATGCTGCTAGAGAGCCTGTATTAATAATTACCTTTTCTTGCTTTTTCCACTTCTTATGGAGAGTTCTTAAAAGATTTATCTGAGCATTAGGCATCCAGGCATTATTAAATACAATATCAGGCCCCCACTCTAAAATAGCTTGAGCAGTTTTTAAGCCTGTTCCTTCAATTAGGTTATAGCCTGTGGAACGACTATACCCACGGACATCATATCCGTGGGTATAGCACCAATCATAAACTTCTTTACCAATACCGGAAGTATGTCCGGTAATAGCAACCTTTTTTCGTTTAAGTTTGGGGTAGTTCATAACTTTCCTCGTAGTACTCCGACCACTTGCCCATTGAGTAGTCGTCTCCAACTTCAACGTCGCATCCAACTGGGCAACCGGGAATCGAAATACCTCGGTCTTTTTGGACGTATTCTACTAGAGATTTGCAGTATTCGTCGACTAAATCCTCACGAACCTCAGCCAGAATAGAGTCATGTACTAGAGCAAAGATTTTTGCATCCATTCCAGTACGCACAATGTGTTTCTGCATATCAATTGCCCCAAGCAAATTAATATCAGAGGCTACTGATTGTACTAGAAAGTTGATTCCACTTCTTACTTCGTGTGATGCGATCCCTTGGTCCTTACTTTGAGCGTTCGGCAGCCTGCGTTTTCGACCAAGCTGGCTATAAATAAATGCGTTATTCTTAATGAAAGCAGCAGAATTATCTAACCAGCTACGAAGATTCGGGAACGCTTTGAAGTAGTCTTTAATTACTTCGGCAGCATCATTAATTGAAAACTCGGTTCCTGAATCTTTTGTGACCTGCCAACTAATTTTAGCAGGTCCAGCACCATACATAATACCAAAGGTTACTGCTTTAGCTTGTTGACGCTTTGCTTTATAAAGAGTATCGACTTCTTCCACATCGCAAGGAAGTTTGAACACTTGCTTGGCAATGGTAGAGTGAAAGTTGCCTCCTGTTCGAAAAACATCCATCAAGCCTTTGTCTTTAGCTAATACTGCGGCAACATATACTTCAGCAGTAGTTAAGTCCATTGCAACAATCTTATAGCCTGGACGAGCTTTAATACACCCTTTTACTGTGGGATTATCCCGAGGGAGCTGTTGCATATTTAGTTTGCCAGAGGAAGATAGACGACCCGACGTAGTACCGTGAAGATTAAAACCAGTACGAAGTCGGCCATCCCGATCTAGATTCGCAAGAATCTTATCAAGATACGTCGTCTTGATCTTCATTTTTTGGCGAATATCCAAAATTAGCTTGGGGACTTCGTGCTGTTCAGCCAATTCAGCTAGAACTTCTGCATCAGTGGAATCAGCGCCTGTACCCGTTTTCTTACCCGTTGGGGTTAAGCCAATATAATCGTACAAGAGCTTACGAAGCTGCGCAGTACTATTAGGGTTGAAATTCTTCCCTTCTAGTTGTTCAAACTTTTTAACTTCTGGATACTCATACAGACGAGTAACGGCATTCTCAATATCTTGTGTCATCGTCTGCTGACCTAACCGAAGTCGATCTTCGTCAAACGGAACACCATTAGATTCAATTTGCTTTAGAAAGTTACAGCCAGGAATAAGGATGTTTTCATACACCCAAGTAAGCTGCTTATTCTTAGCAAGAGCAGGGCTCATTTTTTGATACAACGCAAAAGTAACAACAGCATCCATTGCTGCGTACTTATACATTACGTCAAAAGGAATTAAATCATAACTAAAATCTTCTTTGAGAATACCATGTTTACGCCGGTATTCAGCACTCCAATCTTCTAGCTCCTTTTCATAATCGCCATAAGGCGTATGCTTCAGAGCTAGAGTTTTGAGACCGTGAGTGCCTGGATTTTCGTCAAACATATAGTGCATAAGCATAGTATCATCAAACTTAGGGAATTTAAAGTTGAAGTGATACTCAAACCACTGCAAATCGAATTTTGCATTGTGGAATACTACAGTTTTACGATTGAATAGCTCCTGAAAAAGAGCCTCGACTTCTTCATCTACAACTTCTACGTCAATGTATGCGCCATGGTCAGGCTCGTAAGCCAAACAAATGCCTAGCATATATCCGTCTCGACAAGCAAGAGCAGAAGTTTCTGAGTCAAGTGCGATGAAGTCATAAGGAGCCTCAAGTGCATTTTTCAAATATGAAACACACTGCTCCTTAGTCTTAATACCGTAACACTTATCTTCTCCAAGCTGCATTTGTGTGAGATCACCAGAGACATAGCCACTAATACTCTCTACAGCATCTTCAAAGGCTTTCTTTACTTCAGGCTTGAATTTAATTGCAGCCGGACTAACAAGCCCCAAAAACTTTTTATCAATAATCTTACCATTATATTCCGTAATGGAACTTTTACGAGTAAAATGCTTGAAAGGCTCAGACCCGACTAGAATAATCCACTCATACTTATCAACGTCGATTTCAAGATCAACGTCTTTTTTCATTACCTTTTTTACTCCACTATCGGAACAGAGAGCAAATCTCTGAAACTCAAAAGGAAAGTACTTGTCAAAGTTGACAGAAGAAGGCTTTGATTCAATAAGAGCGATTGACATTATCCGTATAACCGTTTTTTCAGTCTGTTAATTTGGTCTACCGTAAGATTACCGGGGTCGGTATTGTCTGGTAGTGTTATCACTTGAACTGATAATTCCATTTCTTCAGCTAGTGTTTTTACTTGTTGTGCTGCTTTCTTGCCTGCTGGATCTCCATCAAACATAATGTCGATACCAGTAACTCCTTGGAGTTTTAATAAAGAAAGTTTTACCCAATCCACTTGCTGTGTGCCAAAACAACACACGGTATTTTTTAAGCCTTTGTCCCAAAGATTAAGAGCATCAAAAATACCTTCAACTAGAATAACTCTATTGCGAACGGGTTTAACCTTAGCAGGACAAAGAGGCATCTTCACACCGTGAGGATAAATATAATATTTATTCTCACCGATACCACTAATAAGTCTGCCAAGAAGTGCTACAGTTTTTCCTCTAACATCTCGAATAGGAAAAATAATTCGACCCTCAAATTTAGGTACGTTCCAAGTGAACGCTTGCCAGATTTTCAAAGTTTCCTCTGAAATGTTTCGAAAACCACCTCCTTTCCACTCTATGCGATCTTCCGGCAGTTTTAGTCCTACAGTTGAGGCTCGGGTTTTTGCTATCTTCTCTTTGATTCGATGAACTCGAACTTCGGAAGGACTAGCTGGGGCTCCAAAGTATGTAAAGATGTTGCCTTTGAAGCCACAAGAAAAGCAGTGCATTGTACCAGTAATTTTATCGACCCTGAGAGACGGATTAGAATCGTCATGCTCTGGATTTAGACACTGAATGAGAGCGTCTCTTCCTTTTACGGAAAACTGGATGCCTTTCTCTTGTAAGAGATCTACTGCTATCATAACAACTATTATACCAGGCTAGGGAGGTTTTGTCAAGAACTATTTTTTAAAAACTAGTCTTTCTCCACGACCTCTCGCTTCTAAATAAATTAACTCAGTATGGCAAGTTTGATGTTTACGAATTTTTTCTTCCCACCATTCTTTTGATTTGATAGTTACATGAGCATTACTGCCATCACTAAGCTTGGCTCTAGCAAGATAAGAAGCTACCGTTGCAAAGACAAACTGTGTTCCTCCACTATACCAATATTCTAAAACTTCATCAATCCTTTCTTCTGGAATGTGTTCTAGAACATCTGCACTTACTACTGACTGAAACTCATGGGGTTCAGGTGCTTTTGAGTATGCAGGAATTCCAATATCAAATAGAATAATCTTCTCGATGTCCCAGAGTTTATGAATCTCTCTAGTCTTATATGAGTATGCTTTTCCGCAACCAAAATCCAACATAGTAGTGCCCGGAAACTGCCGAGTAAGATCTTGAACATTCCATGTCCAGAGCATCATCTGCTCGCCTATCATACTCAACTTATCTTTCCTAGAATGAATTTCAGTATATTCTTCAATCATTCTTTTAGTGGCAAAGTCTGATACTTTTACATTAAGGTCCATTATAAAATTCCAGAGAGCCTTCCCAAATTAGCCAACGAATGTAGAAATTATGTTCACCCCAAGTCGGCTCTGTATCATATACTAGTGTGGGTAGAAAGTAAAAAGTTTTTTCATACTTCCACAGATTATTCAAGTTAAACGTGTATCCTTTCATACTCTATCCAAAATATACTCTGGGTTGGTATAGAAGTAAGGATCTTCTTTACAATTATCCTCCTTACCTCCTTCAATAAACCATTTTTCAACTCGTCCATTATTTAGTACAACAGCATACCGCCAAGAGCGCCGTCCAAAGCCTAGATTCTCTTTGTCCACGAGCATATCCATTCCTTCAGTAAAATCGGCGTTTCCATCAGGAATTGGCTTGACGTTCTGTACTCCCTGCATTTCGAACCACTTATTCATTACAAACGTATCATTTACCGAAACACAGTAAATCTCATCAATACCTTTCTTTTGAAACTCTGGATATAGTGCATCAAAATTAGGAAGTTGATAGGTCGAGCAGGTAGGAGTAAAAGCTCCTGGGAGAGAAAAGATAATTACTCGCTTACCTGCTACGAAATCAAAAGTCGTTTTTGCTTCCCAACGAAAAGGGTTGGGGCCTTCAATACTTTCATCACGCACTCGAGTATGAAAAATCATGTTCGGCACGAGTTGAGGAAGCTGCCTCCATGAGTACTCAGTGTAATCCTCTAGATCATCTTCGTGGGTGTAAATTTCCATCTAAAACTCCTTTATGTTCCCAGGGGAGTTCATCCCCTAATTTTTCAAATTCTGTCATTGGTATATTACTAGGGTCTTTCTCGTCAATATAATACTGACTTTTCCAAGCTAGTTCGATTGTCTGAAACCAAACAGCAATTGCTTTATTCCTAAACTCTAAGTCCCCCCAAAGATAAAAACAGTTCCAGTATTCTTTGTCAAATCTTGCAACTCGAATTGGCTGAAAAAGCACTGGATGACTTGGCTCTCTTAGCTTTAGATCAAAACAAGCTCTAAGTCTTTGGCTTCCTACAATTGGATACCAACTTGGCATTGTAAGTATAGGAGCTTTAATGCCATGCTCGCTTACACTTTCTAAAAGTTTATCATTTAGAGGAACTCTGCCAATATTTTGCCAAATTTCTGCTTCGTGTAATAATTCTTCAGGGGTTCTAACGTACCAGGTAGTTGGAGGAATTGCTACTACTTCACCTGTTCCTCTACTGATTCTATCGTACGCCATTCTACTGTTCCGTCCGTATAAATAAAGGCTGTTCTAGCCCCGTAATTAACTATGCTCAATAAGATTCTTGAAGGGGAAGATTTCATAGATTACTTTACCAATCTCTTGAGCTATGTCGATGTGCTCTTTTTGAGTACCGTTTGCTCCTCTTAGCTCGATGTAATGAATCCAACTCCTCAGAGTCCCATTCATGTACATCCGACTCACCGTATTGCCCTCGGGTAAAACTACTCTTGCTTGCTCTTTTGCGATACCATTTTGGGTGGCCCATTGATATGCTTCCTTTGCTTTATCAATTACTTCTTGTTGGCGTTTTTGCCATTCAACATCAAGTTCAGAGTCAATACCGTCGTCAATACTATTCTGACGGTTTTTAGGATCTTGAAGTCTTGTTTCTCTAATTTCAAAACTCAACTCCGTGGTTGGGTCTGCGTAACGCTGGGAAAATTCTTGGAAGCTAAACGATCGGTGCCGTAATATTTGTCTCGCAATGTCTCTGGTGGTTTCGATCTCCATACAAACAGAGACCATTTCAAAAGGCGACCAATGTTTGTGTTTAATTAAGTATTTAAGCAATTTTTCAGAAGTTTCAGTATTCATCTGATTACTAGGATTGCTTACGCGAGCAGCATAGGCAACTAAATTTTGCAAACTATAGGGCATGGGTTCATCTTCCAGAGGATTACCTCTGTGGCCCACACTATAACTAATTAATTTAACTTTCATATTTTGGCCTGTAATATAACCTGTCCCATCTTTCTGGGCTATAGTTAAAAAAGTATTGTAAGAATAATTGATAAATACCTATTACATCAAAAATCTCGTAATGATCTTGATCACTGTGGGTAGTTCCAATGCTGTAAAATTTTTCGTTTGCTACCCAAGGAGTAAACCCAGTTTTTCTAGAGAGAAAGTCCCACTTATTTTTTAAGTATTTGTCCTTTAAAGGAATGTGCGTTACAAATAAATTATCAAAAGTATGCAAGTCGTATTGATCTTCCCATGCAGGGGGAACATTACTTCGATGCTGCATTCTCCATCTTATATCTCTATTTCCTTTGTGGTCTCTTTCTAGTGGTTTGATTCCATTAAAAAGTCCTTCATATTGTTTTCTACTTTTACAATGAAAGTCAATTACCCAGCCTTTGAGAGGGCGTTCCGGTAAAAGTTTTCTAAGCAAAACTCTATTTAAACCAGGATGAATCTTAAAATTTTTTGTTGTAACGTTTGACCAAACCAATACTGGATCTACAAAGCCTTCTCGAAGAACAGAATCTATAAAGTAATAAAGTCTCCATGCAATTCTAGTTTTATTATGATTTAGCCATCTTTTTACTTTAGGGTCTGGAGGAAGCTGACTTAGTACTTTTTCATCTATATCAATTTCAAAAAGAGCACAGCGGTATTGTTCAAATGAAGTATGGTTATAAGTCATCATAGCTTTCACCAGTTCCCATCATTTCTTCTTTCATCTTCTGTCGCTCGTCAGGGTCCATTGCACTGTTCGGACCAATCTTCAAGCAGTCCCAATCAATTTCAGATATGAAAGATTGCATTTCACCACTACGCATTTTATCACAGCGGAACTTGATACAGTTTTCTTCTCTGCCCCAATGTTGAAGGGTATAAGCAGCATCAACAGCGTCAAGAATACCTTTTGAGAATCTTGCGTTACCTTGAACATCTGTTTGAAAAGCAGAAATTACTAGACAGTTTTGTTCTTGTGCTAGAGCTTTGAGACCTTTACTAATCTCAATTTGCTCAGTCCACTCATACTGTCCTCCTTTACTTGGAGCGTTGTGACGACGCACCTGGTTTAGATAGTCAACTACTACTAGTCCGAGATCAGGATATTGTACTTTCTTTTGACGAACCGTACTAATAACCTTTGCAAGAGTCAGAGAAGGATCATAAAATACTTCTAGCTGATTTTCTTTTTTCAGGGAATAGTTACGGCTGAGATCATAATGAAACTTATCAAACTCTTGGCTGAGATCATACTTTGAAAGAATATCTTCGGCTCCTTCAAACCGATCTGCCCACCATTGTCCGATTTTAGTCCATTCTTTATCGAATAGGTTGCGTTTCATTAGACGACCAAGAGGGATACCCGTACTCATTGCAGCCATACGCTGCAAGATTGGACGAGTGTCCATTTCGATCGTAAAGTAAAGGACAGAATGCCCGCGCTCTCTAGCACTCACTGCAATGTTACAGCAAGTAAATGACTTACCATGACCACGTTGCGCCCCCACAACGACCAAGTCTCTGGGAGAGAAGGTATAATTCAGGTCATAATCAGTGTTAAGTCCAAGAGGTAGATACTGGGAAAGTTCTTCTTCAGAATCGAAAAGCTCAATATCTTCCATAGACTCGCTGTCTGTAGAAGTATCTACTTTATCTTGCACTTGCACTACGATTTCTTGCAAAGCGTCAATATTTTCTTTAGCATCTGCAAGCGTAATAGTATTGTCGAGAAAAAACTCGATACGGGATAGGATTTCAGATTGAGTAAACTGATCTTTTAGGTACTCTAGCAGCTCTCCTGCTGGAGTATCTGTTTCGACAGCCTCTATCGCATAAATCTTTTCTTGAAGCTCACGCGAACGCACTTCGTATTTGAGATTCTCAAACGAAGGTAGAGCTTGAAACTTATGAACGTGCTTATCTACTATCTTCCAGAGCTTTTGATAATCGCCCTCGGGTAGATAGTGTTGTTTAAGCCTATTCCAAGTCTCAAAATCGTTATGCGATAAAAGTTGCTTGAGCAGCGCGCTCTCAATTGCCATGTTCTCTCCCAAAGAAAAGCAGAGAGGACCGAAGCCCCCTCTGCTTGACTAGACAAACAACGCGCTATTAGACTCGTTCTTTACGAGCAGAACCGTCGTAGTCAGCGCAGGCCAGGCCACGACGCGTAAGCATCGTCTTGACACCACGAACGGTTTTGCCGATCGCTTCTGCGACTTCTTCAACAGTCATTCCAGTAACATCCAGGTCAGCGAGCGGGTCGGATTTGCTCGTGCCTTTGGTTTCACGCTGTTTCGGGATAGCTGCAATCGTGCCTGCACGCAGGAGCGAAAGAGCCTTACCACGGATGGAGTTGACTTCGCGGCCCATTGCTTCTGCAATGTCCTCGATGAAGGCACCTTCATTGACCAGTGCAACGAATTGTGCTTCTTCTGCTTCGGTGTAGGTCTTAACTGCTTCCACTTTGGGAGCAGGACGCACATGAGCAGTCAACTGCATAGAAAGGACTTTGCCCTGGATCGACTTAGCAGAGAACTCGCCGCCAGCAAAATGCTCAGCAATTTCTGCATAGGTATAAGTACCAGAGTTGTCCTGAACGAAGGCTGCAAGAGTTGCCTCTTGATCTTCGGTAAACGACTTGCCTGCACCAGCAGAAGCAAGTTCAACATCATAACCCATTTTCCGGAGCTTAGACGACACAGAGCGAACAGAGGTTTCGAGATCTGCTGCTGCTTGTGCGACCGTAGCTTGAGAAACGGGGCTTTCACCATCAACGAACGATGCAAGTTGTGCAGTACGCTCGTCAGTCCACTTCGGTAGAGCCATTTTATTTATTCTCCAATAAACGTCACTAAGTTATCAACAATTTGAACACCCCGTTCCCGAGCTGCTCGTGTTTTGGCGGATTCAATGCCAGACTCATTTACAAGATGAGTACAGTCTTTTGTAAGACTAGTTTTTACTACATAACCGTAGTTTTCTAAATACCTCTGGGCTTCAGCTTTGCTTTTAAACGAACTTAATTTTCCACTGATACAAATAATACCAGCACAAGGTCCACTAACGGTGGTAACGTTTTTCGTCGTAAAGCTAAACGGAAGGAGTTTGTCTAGGTCGTAAGCAAAGAACTCCTCATCTAACCAATCTACTAGATTGGCTGTGGCTTTCGGACCAATACCGGCTTCTTCACAGGTTTGGGGTGTAATATCTTCGATGGAAGATACTACGGAACATAACTTTTTAGAAGCAGATTGACCGATAAGCGGTATAGAAAAAGCTGGAAGCACAAGTTCTAGATCGGCTTGTTTAGACTTCTCTATCTCCTGGATTAGTTTTTGTGCCAGCTTTTCGGAGCCTAGTTTTTCTGTAATCTCCTCAACAGAAAGCTCATAGAGGTCTGCATAGTCTTGGAGTTCCAACTTATGCAAAGTTGCAGGGCCAAGTCCCTTAATTTTAAGAGTAGAAGCAAAGTGCTCTAGTTTTTTCTGCCACTGTGCTGAGCAGTCTTTGTTTACACAAAAGAGCTGGGGCTCCTCAAATACAACGGGACCGTTGCACGCAGGGCACTGCTCGGGCAGTTGAATCAAAGACATTTACTTTCCCTCATTTCTATTTATATATTATATCGAAACTTTTACCATATGTCAAGAACTTTTTTGGGGAAGCTGCCTCAATTCTTTGCATCAAAATTTTGATCTTCATCATCTTCGTATACAAAAGTATCTTCTTTATAACTCTTGCGAAGTTTGCGTTCAAACCACCAGATTCTAATTTCAATCCACCAGTTATTTAAGTAGTTTTTTATCGAAGCCATTTTTCTTTATATCCTTAATAATTTTATCTGCCATAAATTCATGAGCTTCTTCTAGTGGATGATCTTTCTCTCCAATCGGCAAATCATTTTGTTTACATAGATCGTAAAAACCAGGCTCCAGAATGCAAGGCAATTCTTTGATTACCTGGGCCTTAGAAAGCTCAATAGAGATCTGGTCAACACTAGTGCATTCCCAGGTCTCCCAGTCTAGAATATCTAGAAACTTCACAAACTGAGTACTAGAGAAAGTATAAAATAAGTAAGGTATGTCTAGAGCTTCTAGAAAATACTTTGTACTAATCATGTATTGAAGGGTATACCTCAAATTCCAAGGTACATTTCTAACTTCTTTTTGGTACCCGTTAAGAAGTTTATAGTGCTGAACACTTTGATCTACACTTTTACTAATATTACATGCTGTGTTTACTCTCATGGTGTCACGATCTACAGCATACTTTTTCCAAGTAGAGTTCTTCCAACCCCACTTTCCGCGAGCATAATGAAAAAATTCCATTCGATTAGGCCCGGACCACATAATAACTGCAAGTTTTGGTTTTTTGAGCAGCATATCTGTAGTAGTAGTTCTCCAAATTCTATCATTTGCAGAACCTACTTTTGAGTTATTCCACTCGGGCAGTCTATATTTATCTGATACTAGTTTAGAAAACCTAGTTCCAAAAATATCCTTTAATTCATACCCGTAAGTGAAGCTGCATCCATTAAAATAAATCAAAATACTTTTACCTTGTACTTCTTCTCAAAGTCTAGAGCATCTTGCTCATTGTTTACCATTGGTTGCCCTTTGATATTCAAAGAGGTGTTCAGAAGCATGGGTACTCCTGTAATTTCATAAAATTCTTCTAGAATTTGTCGAAATACTGAGCGACTATGTTGTGGTACTAACTGAACTCGCGCAGTTCCGTCTACATGAGTAATTCCCTCATAATTATGCTTTGCTTCCGCTACGAATTGCATATATTCATTCATAGGGCCTTCAAAATACTCACTTGCAAATTCACTAAGAATAGCAGGAGCAAAGGGACGAAACTTTTGGCGGCGCTTTACATTATTTAATCGACGTTTAATATTTGATACACGAGGATCGCCCAGCAAACTGCGATTGCCAAGTGCGCGAGGACCAAACTCAGCTTGACCGTGCGCGACTCCGGCCACTCCTTTTTTGGCAAGGTACTGAGCAACTTCTCTAGGATTAATCTGTCTGTCAATGCTATACCCCAAATAAGTATCTTGAAAATGAACTTTCTGGTTAAGGTACCCAAGAGCAGCCCCAAGAGAGCTTCCAGCATCGCCGGGACTTGGCATAATCCAAATATTATCAAAATATGCTGCAAGCTTAGAGTTAGCTACACAATTGAGTGCAACTCCTCCCCCGTAACATAAATTGTGCCCCATATTTCTCCAGGGCGTAATAAAATCTATAATTTCTTTTTCAATAAGAGCTTGAGCACTTGCTGCAATATCCTCTGGTCGATGCCCTTTAAAGTCGTTTAGAGAAAAACCTCGATGAAGATTGCGACTAAGGCAATCGTCCATGCCAATGCAGGGATTCCCAAAAGCAGCCATGCCCATGGTGATGTATTCATCTTCGTTAGCTCGAAGTCCGATTCGTTTGGTGATCGCACTGTAAAATAGCCCTAAAGAGAAAGGGTACCTTCTCTCCTCAACCAGTACTAACCCGCGGGGGCCTGGTTTCCAAATACTAGCGGTTTGCCATTCTCCAATAGCATCTATTACTGCAATAACACATCCAGTGTGATCGAAAGGAGAGGTATAATAAGCGGCTGCTGCATGAGCTTCGTGATGTGATACAAAATCGTCACATAATTCTGCAATGCTAGAAACTCTAGCAGATTGTCCATGCTGCAATCTCCTTTGATTCTTTAAACTTACGTCTTCATAATAAACTCTAAGATCGTGAGGATTTGCTGTAATTAACTCGTAAGGAATCCTAGGATCATTCTTGATCCGAGTATACCTCTCAGAATGAGTAGCAAATTCTATTTCTTTTGTATCTGAGTTTACTACTGCGACTGCACCATCATGAAATCCTTCACTAATACCTAATACTTTCACCGTTTTTCCAATACTAAAATATACTCGTTTTTAGGGTGCGGGTTTTTATGTTTATCATACCAATGTCTGAAACTAAACTCTTGATGAACAATTTTTACGTCCATATTCTTTAAAATCTTAGGACGCCACCAAGTATCTTCTTCTACAATTAAATGAGCATTTCTTCCATCTGCCAACTTTTTTGCAGCAGGTGAACAACAAATTAAAAGATAAGCACACTTTGTAAAGAGCATTCCCATATGTGTAAGTACATCATCAATATGTTCAGGCTCAATATGTTCTAAAACATCTGTACTAATAAGCATATCAGAGGGCTCAGTCGGACGCTCAATAAATTCAGCATAGCCAGGGTCATACCCTGTGCAGTTTCCATACTGCTCTTTAAGAGTATTTACTAAAACTCCTTTTCCGCACCCGTAATCAATAAAAGTTTTTGCCCCGTATTTTTTAATCCAGGGCTCTAAAAATTTGATATTAGTTCTTCCACCAAAACTTCCAAATGATTTTCTTCTATTATGAATTTCATTTAGTTGTTCGATATAATAATCACTGATTAATTTCATTCTACATTTAGACTGTGTGCATGGTGGCGCGACTCTAGCCACATACAATAAGAAAGTCTTTCTCCAGAAATAAGGGGTGTTACTTTATGTTTATGAATAGAAGTAAACATAAGGAGATCGCCCTTATTGACTTGAATAGGAGTAGGAAACCCTTCCATCAGTAAATCTCCTCCAGTATATTCATTTGAGTCATTTAATGGAATAATAGCAGAGTATCTTCTAATTCTTTCCCAATTTTTTAGCATCTGAAGATTAAAAATAGCATCCTGATGCCAATCATACTTATGGCCTGGTTCAGAATATCTATAAATACTAGAAGTAATAGTGCAGTTTTTTAAGTCCGGGATTCTATAAGTATTTTTATTAAAAGAACGTAAACATTGTACAATTTCAACATTTAGAGAATTTTGAGTAATTAAATTAGCTACTTCTCTTCGACCATATTTAACATTTACAGGCCTCCAAGAAATAATTTTATTTAGTACTTCCTCAATATATTCTTCCGACCAAAAGTTCTCCACAATACCAATTATATTGCAATGGTCTTGGGGTGAAGTAAGAAGTTTTATTTTTGTAGTTTTTAATTGCATCTTTTCTTTGGAAAGCTATCTAAGATTTTGCTATCAATTCTAAAGCACTCAGTATGGCCCCCGAACTTATGAGTAGGATGGAATTTATCCGCTGCAAATTCTTTGTGCAGTTGTTGTTCAGCTTGAAATACTTCATATAATGTAGCTGAGTAAGTTCGTTGAATTCTGAGATCATATCCTGTAAAGCCCCTACTCCTTTTAATAACGTGTCGCCAGTCTTTGCCGCTGGCAATCCCTACTTTAATACATTCGCGTTCAAAAGTTGTTTTATTAACTAGAATGACACCATAAAGAACTCCTTCACGATTGCGTTCTTCAGGGCGTTTTGCAAAATAAGTTTCGTTATATACACCTACGGACATTTACGCACCACTCTAGGAATAATTTCTCCACTACGAATAACTTCAACATTGCACCCTATCTCTAATTCAAGACTACGAATATATTCGATATTGTGCAATGTTGCTCGAGATACTACTGCTCCGTCAATTTCTACGGGCTCTAGAATTGCTGTTGGTGTGATTACTCCGCTTTTGCCAGTATTCCACTCAACATCAATTAGTTTTGTTACTAGTCCGTGCTTTCTTTCTTTGAGAGCATACGCAGCACGTGGATGATGAGCTGTATATCCCAAGGATTCAAAATGATCATAATTATCTACTCGGATTACTTTTCCGTCCTGGGGAAACTCGTCCCACGGTCCATCTAAAACTGTCTTAAACCCCCAATCAGAAAGAACTTTCATGCTCTCTGTAAAAGTTTCTCTAGGACGAGGCCAAATGTCATAGGCAATAAAAGTTAGATCCTTTTCTTTAAATTCGTCTGCACTTTTTAAGCCAAGAGCACCTGCTGCATAATTCCTAGCATTCTTAATAGTCTTGGGAGCTACTACTTCTCCAGTAATCTGGAAATGTGTATCTATCATTGGCTTGATAATATTTGGTACTAGATGTTGAATTTTAGTAGAAATATCTAGGCCTTCTTCACCATTTCCACGAGTAATTGCACATCCAAAAAACTGATAAATATAATTAATAGAGATAGCAGCGCCATCTAATTTAGGAGTTTCTACTGTAGGTACACCGTAGTTTGGCGGCTCAGTTTCTCCAATAAACACTTTTTGAAGCGAATACATTTTTCGCTTATGTTTAAATTTTACACTGTGACCGTCTACATTATATCCAATACTTTCTTCGTGATCTTTAATAAGCGCATCGTATTCTTCATCTGAAATGATGGGCATACCTTTGTAGTACTGGTCTTTAACGTGTTTAATCCAAGGAGTTGTCACATTACAGCCTTATAATAGTTAAAAGCAATTCGATGTAAAAGTCGTTTGTCCATGTGTTCAAACTGGTGTCTTTTATGAACACTTAGCCACTGCTCACTAATAACAACATCACCATCTTCCCAGTGATGATCGTATCTATACTTATCTTGGAGAACGTGATTTTTTAAGCGTTGAAATAACTCGCCTTTAAATCCGCCCATAATCTGGAGAAACGGAAAATACAGCCCTCGCACTCCCGCTTCATTAGTATGTACAAGGTGCCATTCATTTTTTGAGTGATGTTCTGGAAATAATTCTTTTTCTTCTGTATACATCCCCACTTTGTAGCCACAAGTAAATTTTTGTGATTCCAATGCTTCTTTAACATGCGGAAGGAGGTCATCATAAGCCATTTTCATGTTAATCCAGCTAGTGATACTTCCTTTTGAGCCTTTTACAGCGTATAGCCATACCATACTATGACGATTGGCATTTGATGCTTGATTACAATGCCAATCGAGGTCTGATTTGTGCCCGAACAATCCTTCTTTGCCATCTTTATTTTTTTCTCCTGTTACTCTTACAACATATTCGTTGATAGCAACATGCTTCGAGAAAGGAGCTAAAATATAATGGCAATCTCCACACCACTTACAAAGCTCAAGTTCTCGTTGATGGGTCAGGCTTTGATTTTTGATAACTACAACTAGATCAGTAGCAGTTATCATAATAATACGGTGCATTTCTTCTTTAGAAATACTATTTAGATCTACATCGTAAATTTCTGTAACCCAACCGCGTTTTCTAATTTTCATTGGCCACTAATCCTAGAAGCGTAGTCTGCAATATCTTCGTCCCACCACTCGGGCTTTTCACGATGTTTCCAGGTGCATCCCTTCTTAATTGCTGCTTTGTCCTTCATATAGAACATTTGATAAGACTTTACAGGGTCCTCGCTTTTTAACTCGTCTGGCATAGCCTGAGCAAAAGGTGTGAGTCCAATATTTGGTAAAGAAATATCAGGAAGTTTAAGAATTACTTCGCCAACAGATTTGTGAGACTTGCCCCCGTAACGATAGCCATACTCATCATTGAGAGCCAGAGCGTAACAGAAAAGCCATTCGTAATTTTGTTGAGAAGTACGAGCCCAAATAGTACAAGGGTGATTGTACATAGTAGGAAGGTAAGGATAATGCCTAGGAGTATCCGACTTTCGCTGTGAGATTGTTCCCCATTCATCAGATGTAAGTTTCCTTGGTACATAGCCCACGAATTTGTCAATCCAGTGGACAGTACATAGCATTTGTGCGGCCTCGAGCGGCATTTTGATGATATGAGCATCAATATGCCACTCAGCACACTTGTCTAGGTCGGTATCGTGTAGTATAAATATATTCATGATTATATTATACTAGACGAGAAAGGAATTGTCAAGAACTATTTTATTACTGGTAGATCTTGTCCAGCAGATCTTTGAAATGAGTCTCAAGAATATTTTTAGTTTCAGCAAGGGAAAGAATCTCCACTAATCCTTCAAACAAATTTCTAGAATTATCAAAGTCTAACTGCATTGCAACTCCATCACTTGTAGGCTTCCATTCTTCATCGAAGTCCTGATAGTATTTTCGAAGGTGCAAGTATTCAACTCCGCGAAAAGTATTTACTGTGAGATAAAGTTTTTCGTGAGTTTTTTGGTTATAATGTATTTCTTTTTCATAAAGAGGTGCGGACTCAAACTCTATCATTTTTAAGCACTGCCGATAGAGGTACAATTGAAGTCACGTTATCGGGACTGAGAAGTCTATAAGAATCAGTGTCCCAGCAAAAGAGCAGTACCTGATCGTCTGTAGGCTTTGCTCTATTTCTCTTTGTTTGAATATAGTCGTTATCGAAGTCCAGAGTGCATACGTTGTACTTTAGTCTATTTGAATTTTGACTTCTGTAAGTGATGATTGCATCGCCACACTCTTCGACTTTCGCTACAAATTCCTCTTTTGTCATGCGGTTTCCTAGTTACCTTACTACTTAGTACTAACCCGCATGGTGTATATCGCGAGATGCACGAAAACACCAGAGAACGAATTCCCTGGTGTTCCGAGCACTTTAAAGTATGATTAGTCAGCTTCGTTGATTTTAGTGATAACTTCTGCAAAATACTTTGCAGCTTTACCAGTCAACTTACTAATAATCGCATCGTCAGGTTCAATTCCTGCGTCAGAGAGAGCGGCACGAACTGCGTCTTGAGCATCTGCTACAGAGACACGACCGCCGCCACCACCGCTGGAAGTACGAGCACTACCAGAAGCAGGAGTTTTCTTCACATACACTTCAGCACGAGAAAGAACCATGCGAACACCATTTGGGCTCTCGCCTAATTCGGATGCAATCTCTTTCACAATTTCCATGCTGTTTTCGGGAGTAGGGTTCTGAGAAGTATACATCTCAATTGCCCGTGCCTTCATATCATCGTCCCAAGCCACTCGTTTTCTCCTTGGTTTAGTGGTTGAACCTGGACAGCTACCGAGAGCTGCAAGTTGTTGTTGATAAAATCTATCGCCCATAAACTTGTTTCCCCAGTTGATAGATATATTATACAGAGAAACAGGGTTGTTGTCAAGAACTATTTTTGGAATCTATAGTAGCCAAAAGTGAGAAGATCTTTTTTTACAATTGGTTCAACTTGTTCGAGTAATGCGTCATCGTACCAGCGTTGCCAACCCTCAATTGGAGGAGGCACTGCTTTAAACTCGCTGGGATCTAGTTCAAATAGTTCAACTTCTGTTGCTAGAGTTTCAGCATGGAGCACTTTAGTCGTTTTAAGTAAATCCGCTTGTGGCTTAATATTATGACTAGCCAGCCAGGCTCCAAAGCCAATTTTAATCCAGCTATCAAGATAAAGTCGGACTAGCCTTTCATAAGGGTTTCTAACTATACTATAGGAGCTTATGGTAATTGGCTCTTCTTTCATTATCTAGTTCTCTAACAAGTGAGTAAATATCATCAATCTTATATCTTGTCCAAGGCTCACAAATCTCTTTAGACAAAATCGGTTGTAGTCTAATTAGCTTATCTAAAAGAGCATTTAACTTTGCAGTTAACTGTTCTTCGCCCTCTCGAGTTCTAGTAATGCCATAATTAAGTGTTGTCATGGCCTAACCAATCGTCATACCATTCATTAATAATATTAAGACGTTCAGCCGCTTCTGCCATTTTTCCTATTTCAAAATCCATCGCCTCAATAATTCCAGAATGCTCACCAATACCAGCAGGATTTGCCATATATACAGCAAGATTGGCCGAGGATTTTTCGTACTGTCCTTGGTAGTACGAAATAAGAGCTTGATACATATGTGCTTTAAGAGTCATTTTTTAGTATTCCTTCTAAGTAACTTTTAATGAAGTGAAGTCTATGTTGCTTGCTTACTAATGGTACAACTAACAAAGGAACACCAACAAAAGTCACCGCTCCAAAGAAAAATAGATTTATATATCTATATCTATAAACTGTATTATTTGGATTAATCTGTCCTAGAAACTGCATCGCTGGAAAGTAAATGGTATAAATGACCATTAACCAAGTTGATAACCAGAGAGCTGCTATTAGACTATACTGAAACTCCATGTTCTTCCAAATGTTTTAGACTTCCTAGATCATATGCTGCTGCATAGGCATAGAAGCCTCCTTTCTCAATAAAAGGAAATAAGGAATCATCGGAGTTTCCTCCTAATTCTGAAACATAAATTTTATATGCTTTTGCACTGTATTTTTTCTCATAATCTACAGTAGCAACTCCTTTTTGAGAGTCTTGTTTTGCAGTGGTAAGCTCTTCAATAATTTCAGCCGGAGCATTATGAAGCGCACTCCACACTTTTTGTCCTGGAACAAATTCTTCTGCCATGCAGTTATCGGGCAGTAAATCTCCTAGAGGACTTTTAGCAGAAGAAGGAATTTTTTCAGGAATTCCTAAACGTTCAATAATTGCCTTTACAAATGAAGGAGAACGAAAGAGGCGTTTTGCAATTGCAGAGACTGGTTCGCCCTCTAAGTAATCTTCTGCAATCTGTTTAATCTCCATAGAGTTGGCTGCTTTACCACGGTTTTGCTTTTTGCGCTTTTCGCTGAAAGCTTTCTTCTCTAGAAAACCATCAATAATTTTTTGAAGTCGAGTCGTATTGTACGCAATGTTCAATACTTCACAGGCTTCTTTTTTCGTAATAGGTTTAGTTTCCGAGGAACTCGGATGCAGTAGACTTATCACCTTCTGAATATTCGCCGCCGTCAAGTTTTCGGTCTTTCCAGCTTTGATTCTTTTGGCCAAGAGTTTTCTCCCTTTCTGCTTCAGTCATACCAATAAGAATAATTGCATAGTGAATTACTTTGTACAAGTCGTCAATATTCTTCCCGTTTTTCTTTCCCCAACGAGAAGCATATTTAATAATATTTCCAATACAGAAACCTTCTCCATGGTTTGCAGAGAAGATCATTTCAGTAGGCTGAATATCTCCCTTATAGTGTTTGCTATAAGTGGACTCTACATATTCAGTTAGCCATTGAAGGACTTTATCTTCCTGATACTTATACTTCATTATTCTCCCTCGGTACAGAGGACCAGAATCCTATTTGAGTCAATCTACCTGTTTCCTTTGAATCTCCAAACCAAGAGAGTGTTGGAGCATGAAAATTAATTCCCGGGTAAATAATACAACGATTAAATACATTTTCAATAGTAATATGAGGAATCCAATCGTCTTTATCAGCTAAGTCCGAATCTTCTAATCTGCCAAAAAAATGATTGCTTCCTTTATTCTTTTGTCCTCCAAATCCTCTCTCTTTATGGTAATAAAGAGTAGTACCAGAGTTACGAGGAGGATCGGGGTGTAGATAAATTACAGCAGCCCAAAAGTTTAGATTCTCATTCATCCAACTAGAGTAGTCATGATGAATCCAATTGATGCCGTACTTTTCTTGCCAAGCATTATGGTAAGCTGTATTAGTCCAGTTTGTTTTCCAGTCTATAATACGCTCGCCTGTGATCTCTTGAAATCTTTTCTTTAGATAATTTTGATTAGAAGGCCAGGGATTAAATGCTCTACGACCAGGATAATTCCATCTAGTGTGTCCATTTGATTCGATTAGTCCCGGCTTAAATTGAAGAGTCAAGCCAAACTTTCTAGCCTGGTAAGGATCTGGGTAGAAATTATCTACAATAAAGTATCTCATCCCTGCAACTGATCAAGAACGTCAATACCTCCCTCAATCTTTGCAAGGTATTCTTTTAGTCGATCAACTTCTCCTTTTGCAAGAGCAAGTTTTCTTTCCGTATCTTCTCGCTGAACATCCAGTGCTTTTCTCATAAGAGGAATCTGTTCAACTACTTTAACTTTAGGGGCCATGACTCCATAAAGCTCATTATCTTTCGCCATTATTCAATCTCCAGGCGCTCATTAACTGCTGATAACCGTTTTTCTTAATAAGTTTAAGAGGACGACGAAGTTGCACTTTCTGAAGCGCAGTTTCAAACCATTCGGTTCGTTGTTCGTCAGTCCATTCCATGGGAAGCAGTGCTCGATGGCCTTTGTACTCATAAGCACGCATTCCGTCTACTTCTGTTGTATTAAACTTATCCATAATAAGTTAGAAACCTCTCCTTCCCTACGGTGTCTCACGACAAGCTGCGGGCATACTTTCTTTAAGGTGAAAACTCTTCATCTGAAAGTTAGGCTGTCTGTTAATAGCTTAACCAGCGTTCACACGCCTAGCGGTTAAGTAAATAGAGTTAGTCATCCAAAAAGTCAGTTCACTTACGGAGAGGTTTCTCCAAAGTGTTTCTTCTGACTGTATATATTGTATCAAAACAATAAGATTTTGTCAAGAACTATTTTTAAGAACTCTTGCAACTTCCTCTTCAATTCCGCTAGTATAGTCTAGCCAGGGCATCCTTTTCTGAGGCCTACCTTTAACCCAGTGAGGAGACTCATTAAAGTGAAAAGAGATAGAAATTCGAGGACTAAGAGTTTGTACTTTATGATATAGCTTTTTAGGAAGATAAAGTAAATCCCCGTCGTCTAGATCTACCACCTGAGCCAGAGTAGCCTCGTTGGGCTTACATTCGTGCTGAAATTCATTATAAATGAACCATCGAACTTTTCCGCTCACATGAAACAAAAAATTATCCGTGGAGTCGGCATGAATCGGAAAACAATGGGCATCTTTTTTACTTGAACAGTATAAATTTGCCTGCCCTATACCATAGTACTGCTCAAATTCTTCGCATTGATTCCAGAGTGTTTCATTTAGAAACTCGCTCAAAGTCAGAATAAAAGAACAACCTCTCCACCACGCTCCATGAATAGCTTTAATATCTACTTTCTTCCTAGCTTTTTTGTGGCAGTAACGGCCTCCGTTTCCTTCCATGTTGACAATTTGAAGCTGCGGCATTCGTTTATGACCGTTTCTTCCGTCACCGTTTAGATAAATTTCTAGTTCTCGCCAAGAGAAGTGATTACTAAATCTATTTTCAGGATGTTTAGCAATAAAAGGCTTTTTACCTTTATAATCTTCTAGAAATTCTTCCATGCTCATAGGTAGAAGTTCTTCTAGTGTATACGCATAGCTTTTTGTCATTTGAACCAAACCACCAAAGAATGTCGGATGCCCTCAGTTACGGGAGTAACTTGGTGTCTCATATCACTGGGAAAGAGCACTGCATCTTGCTGTTTTAAATAAACTTCGCCCGTGCCTTCAAATTCCATATGCCCTCCCTTAAATTCAAAAGGATTAGAAATTAGAGCAGACATACTAAGAGTACGTTGTGCGAGCGTTTTATCATCGTGATGCCACTTATAATAGTGGCCTTCTTCATATGTACTTAGCTGGAATATTTCTGCCTCTCGTTTTCCATACCCTAACTCTTTTACCCAATTTTCGATAAACTGAAAGTAAATAAGCGTGCTGGGGTTTCGTCTGGCATATCTACAGAGAGAAATACGATGTTCTGTGATGGACATTCGGCCCTTTCCATCACCCGTTAGGGCCTGGACTGGGAGATACGTTTCCAGGATTTCTTGTGCCCATTCATACAAAAAATTGGGTAGTCTTATAACTTTTGGGGATCGCTGATCCACGCTACCTCCTGTGCATTTTGCCAAAGAATCTCCATAATATCCTGACGAGGATGCGTTGATTTTCCATGAGGGCTATAAATAGGATGCCACGGTTGCGTACTTAGAGCCGTAAAGTGAACGTGCTTAATCTGGTCAAGCGGAAGCATCTGCTGATACTTTCTGTCAAAGCTTGGAGGCAGGTGAGAAGTATTATGCCCGTCAAAAGAATTCCACTCAGGTCCAATTTGTTTTACATAGGGCAAAGATTTCTGTCTGTACGGCTGGCCTAGTCCTTCAAAGAAAGGCCACTTGTAAGTCCCTTTCTGTTTTGCAATTTCGCTTATCGGCGCCATGTGGCCTTTTGCTTTTTCGCAATCCATCAGTACTACGCTGTCTGCCCACCATCCTCTTTCGTATGGTGTATGTTTCCATTTATTGCCGTTTGCCATGAAGGTATCCCAGACCATTCCAAAAGGCTTACCTTCTAAATCGGTTTCCCATAGCTCTGCAATGTCACTGAGATTCATTTGGTCTACATCAGTATAGATTGCTTTTCCCTTAAATCCGCATAGCTCAGGAATTGCATATCTAAAACAGGTAAAAGGAGTCCCCCAGCCCCAGCGATTCCACTGAGGAAACTTTTTAGGACGTAAAAAAGTAATATCTAGTTTTTCTTTTGTATTCTTAAATAGGCTATGAAGATAGATTTTTTCAATCCAAGTATCCTCATGATCACTAGTTCCGATAAAAATTCTAATTTTTGACATCTTCAGCGCCCATTTCAAAATAAAAAAACTTAGTACCAGGAGCTAAAACTAGAGTAGCTAGCTCGGGCTTTTCAAACACATAAAACTTTTTCTCTGGTCCCAAGTACTTTGTTTTTCGGTCGTTCCATTTGTATAAGATTGGATCGTAAATAGAAAGAGTGCGAAGAGCTTTATGATAATCGTTTTTTACTATTGTTATAAATGATTTTCCTGGATCAATAAACCCAAACCCGTAGGGACCATTAGAAGCAATAGACATTGGAATAGCAAAAGAGGCATCATTAGCCTCACTATAAGATAAATAGTGAACGTACTCTTTTCCTGTTATTTCTCTAAGAAAAGCAAAGATTTCCTCCCTTCTTTCTCTCCAGAAAGGGGCAGTAGAATTATAAGGAGGATTCATTAATTCATAGTATGGATACGTAGGAGTTCTAGGAAATCTCCAGTTTCTTCCTGCGCTCATAAACTCTACTGAATCTTTTGCAAGATCCTTAAATACACGCTTCATCAATAACCTCTAATTGCTAACATCGCACTATGAGCCCAATGAATATCAGGCACAATGATAGCAGAAATACTTGTAAAGCCTAGGGATCTTGCAGCAGTAATTCTCTGTCCTCCAGTAAAAGCCAACCAGGAGGCTGTTTTGTTGTAGGGAAGAATTAGACGAGGAGTTACAAACTCTACTGACTTATCGTAATTTTCTCTTGTATTTTCCAAAAGAATAATAGGAAAGAATAGCCCATAGATTTTTAGACTATGGGCTACTGTTTTATACCCTGGCTGATCTTCTCGTTCTGCAACGGGAATTGTAATATCTGCCATCTCTATATTTTGTACTATAAAATTTTCTTCAAGTAAGTCTCCCTCTTTCCAAAAGAAGGTTTGAATTGTGTCAGCTTGCTTCGCTTTCAATAAACTCAACTACGTTCTCCGCCATTTTACCGTATCGAGGTGGAATTGCAAAATCAATAACCATTCTAGGGCTAGCGCCTGTATTCCTGTCGCACATCCATACTTCTCCAGTTGGCGGATATGTTGAGAAAATACAAGTCCAGCCCGGAGCATCAATTAGCTTAATTTGATCATTGCCGTATCTAAACAAGGTATATCCACTAGATCTATTATGAATGAATCTAATAGAATGGTGTGGTTTTTTCCAATTATTGTGCCAACCAGTAAATCCAACTTTTGGACCTTGAACGCATAAAGTATCAAGATACCAAGCAGTATGCGCACCGTTTGGAATACCTGCTTTAAATGTCTCTTTTAAAAAATGTTTTACTACTTGAAAATCATTCTTATTATGGTTTGGCGTTCCTCCTTGGCCCGGTCTGAGAGCATTATAGGGAGGGCCAGCACTAGCTGCTGAGAAATCTACATAATTATGTTCTTCAGGAACGCCATCAAAAAGTAGATCTTGTTTTAGTTCCTCTAGTCTTGCATATGTCACAAGAGGTGCAGGAGAACTAGTAAAAACATGAGGCATTTTATAGAATGCACGAGCAAATGTATCGAGCTTGTACAGCATCCGATTATTCGCTAGGTTTACTTTCCTTATCATCGACATTTGTGACAGTCCGATAGTATACGATCACTTCCTTCATTTCTAGAATGTAGCGTCGTAACTCTTGCATATTATATGCCATCAATTCGTAGTCAGGAATAGTCATTGCAGTAAACACTAACTGCCCTGATTCTTTTTGTACTCTATCTAGAAACTCCTCCATATTGGCTTCGGATACTACATACCAATATGGCTCTTTTAAATCAATTTCCTTTGGCATTACCGGCTGCTTGATTTTGATCTGCACCGGCTTTGTCACTATTTTCACTTCGGGGGGTTTTGGTTTCAGCAAGCTGCACCCCGTCATCATCGAGACGATCAAGCTCGCGGCTATCATTCTCGATGGTATCGAATACTTGTTTTGTACCATTGTTTACTCGTTTCTCTATCAAACCAGGCTTTGCAGCAGCTAATTTACTTAGGTTATGGCGCGCGAATATGTCCAAGTAACGATTCATTTCATTCTGGATTTCGTTGCTTCGGCGCCGCATCTCGTCTAACGCTTCTGTCTGTGTTTCTCGTGCTTCCTCAAGGGCGTTAATTGTCTCCTCCTGCTGTGCCATTCCAAAGCGGAGAGCATCTGTTTCTGCTCTCAACGCTTGGTTTTCATTAAAGAAATAATAGCACGCAGCTCCCAAAACGATTGTAACGCCCCCAAGAATTTGCCACATTATACAGCTTCCAATCTCACCATCAAGCGCTCGGCTCGATTAGTTACTTGACGATACCAACGAGAGTCTCTACCTTCTACTGCGGCCTCTTTCCAATCACCTGCTTCTAGCGCAGCATTGAATTTTTTGAAGCCGGAAAGGCGAGGACGCCCCATATTAAACATCATATTAACCACGACCTCTTGGACTTCGGCTGGGAACGCTTCAAAACCAGATCCGTATAGTCGATGACATTCTCCAATTGCGGTGTCAAGGTCATGCTCAAAGGCTTGCCAGACTCTTTCTTCGGAAATCGGCGTTCCCACAGGCGCTTCAAATTCTGGGTCAGCGTCAGTGATAAGATGGCCCACCCCGAACGTAGGGAGGTCCAAGTGATCGAGATATACCTCATACTTGACTCCTTCGTCTACCTTGAGTTGCTCAAAAACTGCTTCTCTATTCATAATTTTTATACTTTAGCTTGCCGCGCTTCATTGCCTTTTTACGGTCAACGTAAACCTTTGCCTTGTTGAACTTGCGGCTGAACTTTGCGACTGGATTCTTCATGTTTTCTCTTTAGCTCCTCTTCAGCACACTTCATTGAGCAATGCTGTATATTTCCTACTGTAATAACTAATCGAAACTCTCTACCACAGTTAGTACAATTACGATACATATTATCTCCAATGAAGTGAGGGGGCGAGAGTGCCCCCTCGGAGGGTAAATAACCAACTTCGTTTAGGGTCCAGGAGCAGGTCCGGAAATTAAGAACAAAGAGGTGGTCGAATGACCGTCTGCTAAGTTCTTGGAGTAGATATTGGATCACCTCCTTCGAGCTTCGCTTGCTGCTGGTACAGCCCAAAATGTTCGCTCTTCTGCCCTTAACTACAAAAAAAGAGTGGATCAGGAACCCCCAATCCACTCTCAAATTATATCAAAATTTGGACCTCATGTCAAGAACTATTTTTAATCTTCATATTCTATGAGCTTCTCTTTCCGCAAATATTCAAGTGTTCGCAGAATCCCAAATCGAAGCCCAACATGATACCCAGCTATTCCACAAAATGCGCATACTACAATCCATTGAGGTAAATTCATCGACCAATTTTCTTAATATCATCTAGTGGAATCACTTGATATGCACCTTTGTTATAGGGAATACTAATCGTATAATTACTACTTACTTCTTGCTTGTAGCTGGTATTCTCTGGCGTACTAAGAGTCTCTGCTTGGCGACTTTGGTACTGACGATTCTCCGCCATTCGACTTTGGGCGTAAGAATTGGTGGGCACGCGTAAAGTCGACAATGAACTCCGCTGGCGTGAGCGTCGAGAACGGGTCGTCGAGCGGATTCGTCGTCCACTCGTAGTGTGCTTCAAGCTCCCATGTATAATCATTCATCTTCATCCTCTACATAGAAATAACGACACGGAACGTGTGAAAACTGCTTTGCCCACTTAATTACTTCAGTGTTCGGATAGCCATTGAAAATTAGCCACATATCTACGTCTTCCACATCCTCTGGAATTGCTTTTGGAAATCCAAAGCGCCATCCATCAGGCGGATCAATCATTTTAACAGCCATTTTAACTCCTTACCCCCTCAATTTGGCGGTCGTGATAGGACTCGAACCTATAACCTACGGCTTAGAAGGCCGTTGCACTATCCATTGTGCTACACGACCCTAACAGTAGCGAAGATACGTTGAAAGCAGATAGCGAGGAGTGTCTCCCATAACTGCACTGTGTGGGTACATCCACATCGGCGGAAAGAGGACCATCGTACCCGCTTGGGCTTGGATAAACGTATCTCCGAATTGTGTGCCGCCAGAGTTGTTTAGGTACACAAAAGCGGCTAGAAATCTGTCACTTGACGACTTATTCATAACGTCAGTATGCTCTACGAACATTCCGTCAGTCTCGTATCGCTTGATACGATAGCTTTCGTAACAATACTTGCCTGGAAAGAAAACAAACTTTTGACGTTGAATAGTGTCTTTGAATCGCTCATGCACTGTTACCTGAGGAAACCGAGCGTTGGGAGTGCTGAGATCCACTTGAGTGAATCGCATT